GTCAGCCGTTGTAGCTCCGACACCAAGTTTCGTTTCCAACGCAATAATAGCGCCAGAAGCATTTGTGTGAACTTCGTCATGCAGAAAACCGGCATCATCCATCTCTGTAGTAGCAGACGGTGACGGCTGTTGAGTAGAGGTGTCAAGAGATGAAGGATAATTAGTAGCCATATTAGGACACCGTTATTGTTACTGTTAGTGTCCAACTTGACCCTGAAGCCTTTGTCCCTAAAGAAGCTACCTTTCTGTTTAGGTTTGTTGAACTATTGGAATTGCCATTGGCAATAGTCCATTCATTCCAAGCGAAGTTACCATCGCTTGATCCCCAAATTGAACGCCAAGTCACTGTCTGACCAGAGCGAGAAGGGTACGAGGATTCCATAGCCTTATACGATTTATTAGAAGAAGCTTGCAAACCTGTTTGTGCTGCTGCAGCGGAAGTACTACTGTCTCCCACACCTATATAACTATTTCCATTATTGAAAGCGGTTCCACCTGCCCCGATTAAGAGATCTAAGAGAAGGTTAATGCCCTCATTTAGAAGAAGGTTATCTTCAAAAGAGACAATATCGTCTGCAGGTTTACCTGCAAGAAAGTCCTCTTCCTTCTCCCATTTATCTACTGTCGCAAGAACATTCCATGTCTTGCTGTTTAATGTGTCTGTTGACATATAAACCTTTCTTATATCCACCCATCAGCTTGGGACATCCGACCTAAGTCGGATGCCCCTAGCCTATGGTGGACCGCCTAAGCGGTAGTTGAATCAGTTACCTGATTATGGGTGGTGCGAACTTTGATAGTCACACCCACGTTGCCTGAACCTGAGTGGTCCATAACTGCCCTCATGTACGGCTTGTACACATGGGCTGCCATACGGCGTGTTGTATCATCATCAGAAGCTCCAACAGTGTCAAAACGTCCGTAAGAAACGGTGTTTGTTCCGCTTGAGTCATCAGCACCTTGAATCTCAACATCGAATCCTGTTACAGATCCTCCGATGGTTCCAAGAGCCATTTCAACTTGAACGTCACAAGGACGATCAACCTGAACCCATGAGCCTGTTGTATCTGAAGATACATTGCCTGTGGCTTGTAATGTAGGTGCATTGGCATCATTTATTATGGTGCCGGGTCCTACTGTTCTTGTTGCTTGTGCCATTATTATCAGCCCCCCTTAAGCGATTACGCCAGCTAGACGGCAAACCGAGAAACTGTTAGCTACAACGATGCCGGGATAGACTTCAACACGACCAAGGTGACCGGGGGCCGCCTCTGTTTCGCCGAAATCTACGACATCAAATGATCCTCCGAGACCAAGAATGCCGTAGACATTCTCATCTGTTCCAAAAGCCATTGCATAAATAGAAGATGCAACACCACTTGAACCTTGAGTCTCATCGTGACCAAGGATGGCTGTGCCATCTTTGTCATCGCCAACAATACGGATAGGAACACCGTTGTAGATATTAACTTGTCTACCGAACGTGTCTGTTCCTACGTCAATAAGGCTCACACCTGAGTAGGTGCTACGAGCCAAGCTGTTGATCTTGCGTCTATTGACACGGTTCATCAACAAAACATCAGGACTTGATTGCGAACGCAACGAGTCGAATGCTTGATCGAGCATGTCCAATGTCAGCGTAGCACCATTAGCGCCTGCTGTTATTGTCTGCCCTAGACCCTCTGAAATGAGGGAGTTGATACCCTTGAAATCCTTTGCAGTTCCTGTGCCGTCAAAGAAATACTTGTCGAATACTCGTGACATCGCTTTAGCGAATTTTGAGTACTGACGAGCTTTAGCTGATATTTGGTCAGCCTGAACTCGGACAATGTAATTATCTATGAATACCTCGCCACCAAGAATTGAGCAACCGAAGAAACGCTCGGTGTCAGTTCCATGTGAACGAGTGTAAGTTTCATTGACATCACGGAAAGCAGGGGTTGGAAGGGTATCCTCAACGCTTACCTTGAGGGCGTTGCCAGTAATGCTCGTAAATGGGAGCATTTCAAGGATCGGTGACTCTTGGATTAGTGTTGAAACAACACCACGACCAAGAGTGGTCGAACCATATTTGGCTGCCTCAAGAAGCGAAAGGCTTCCTGTAGCCATTTTTTCTCCTTAGTAGGTAGTCAGTAGTAGGTTTACTGCTTGCCTCTGAGGGCGGCTTCAATAGCATCTAAGCCCATTAAATCTGTCGTATCATTCACTGGGGTGGCATTGCCACCTATAGCAGAGACTGTACGAGTTCTCTGATGTGCCGCTACGTCTTGTTTAGCAGGAGTTTGTGTGGGAGTAAGGAAGTCATTGACTGCCTTATCCAACTCATCTCCTTCATACCCTTTTTTAGCAAGCATGTCCCTAGCGAGATCGACCTGTTGGTTCGTCCGCTCCTCTTGGATTAGACTTGCCTTTTCAGCCATTTCACTAAGGTTGACATCTAGTAGATCATCGACTTTAACTAAACTGTATCCATTCTCTGCAATCACCTCTTGGGCTTTCAGGTTGGATAATTCAGCAGTTAATTGCCTATTTTCACTAATTGTCTCCTCCAGCTTTCGCCGAAGGGTTGATCCTGTCTCTTCGGTGACTCCATCGTCATCGTAATCATCCATGATCTTCTCCTACGCTCGGTGTTACCTACGCTCAATGATTCCGAGGTAAATCATTGAGGAATGGTTCACTACCTCTCCCAAAAAGTGTTTACTAATACGAGAGAGAACGACCTGTTTGTGTAAATCTTGTGCCTTCTTGACCCATTTGGAACCCACCAGCACGTTGTCCAAGCGCTCTTTCTGCCTGTTGAGCGTAATGAATCTCTTTACTTTTGCCTAAAAGTTCCTGATCTAAAAGATCTCTGTCGAAATCAGCACCACGATTAACCCTGTTCAACATTCCACTCAAAGCAGAACCTTTTTCAGCTAGTCTGGAATATGCAGTAGTCAATTTCGCCGCATCAATACCTGCTTGACGGAACTCTTCTAAACGTGCCTTGTCAGGAATAGCAAAGCCAGCTTGTGTGGCTGCTGATCCCATGATTGCATATTCAAAAGCTCTGGTTAATTCTGGTAACTGTAAAGTTCTGGTACTTGCTGCTGAACCTCCACCAGTGAATATAGAAGCCATGAGTTGCTGTCCAAACTCTGGATCTAATTGCAATACACGAGACACGGCAGTTCCTGTCATATCTCCTCTTGCCTGCATTCTTTCCAGAGTCTCTACAACAGCATTTGTAGAGACTTGACGAGCCCTGTCAATATAAGTTGCATAATCCAAAGGTTGCGAAGCAACGTTTTGATCGTAAGTATTCACCAGTTCATTCCTGAACTGTGGAGAAACTGTAGCTTGAAACAAATCATCTACTGAAACTTCCATACCTGCATAAACAAAGAAAGCATCCCGAAGATCTCTAGAGCCTGCTTCAAGATCCCTGTAATACTCAAACCTTGAGGCTAGTTCATTAGATTCAATACCAGCATCAAAGAAAGCCACATAATCCATAGGGGAGTCAGTAGCAGGATCGTAAGCACCATAATCTATAAGAACATTTCTTAGATTACGGCGAGCAGATATATATTGACCTTCATTATCAAAACGTCTTATACCGCCGGGTCCAGCCATGCCGGGGAACTGTTGTTTGTAAACTTCAGAAGCTCGTAACTCAGCTACGATTTGTTCTGCAGTGGCATTCTCGATAGCTAAATCTTTTATCATGTCCAAGAAACCAAACTCTGAAGCCCAAGGAAAATCTTCTGCTATCTGAGCTACTAAACCTGTAGCAACTTGATTAGCTGGGTTCTGATTGTAAACCCCACCTTGATCGTTGGGGTTACTAAGTGAAGGATTAGATCCTCCTGTCTCCACAGTTTGACCACTTGGTTGTGTAAATGGGTCTGTTGTTGAACCTTGACCCCACACCCTTTCACTAGAGTGAAACAACTCCCAAGCCGTGAAACTTCCCTTGCCATCCGCTAAAGTAGGATTTTGAGATAACCAAACCTGAAAACGATTCTGTTGTGCCTGTAATTCCGCTGTCCCCACAGGATCCCATTTAGCCATAGTCTCAGGAGCCATACCACTCATAGGTACAACAAACTCAGGATCAGCTAAAGGATCTCCAGCACGAACAACCTTCCCTGTCGAATCACGAGTCGCATACTGGACATCAGGGTTTTCTTCAATAAACTGTTTCTTCTCTGCTGGAGAAAGGTTAACCCACCAGTCTCTACTTCCCGGATTTGCTATCGGGTTAGGTGTACCATCCATTAAAGTAAAACTCATTTTACATAAATCCCATCTTCTGTCCTACAAGACTGAAATTCCTGTAGTAGGTGTCTCTAGCATTTTTAGTACCTTCCCAACGAGAATCCTGTCTCAGCTTCTTCTTGAACTCAAACAGGTTAGGAGCTTCAGCACCAGTTAAATACTCTTGTAAAGTCGGATCTCTAAAATCAGGTTTATACGTTTCAAGAACGTCCTGAAATGCAGTCTGATAAGGACTAGCCCAAGTATTCCAATCAACATCAAGAGGTTTGTTCGGATACAAAGCCTGAGATTCCAGCTTAAACTGCTCCTCTAATTCATCTAGGGAAATTTCATTCATGTACATTCTTGTACCCCAACTGGATAAATCCTGTGCAGAACTTTCTAGACCATACCGTTCTCTTAAACTGTTAACCTGACCTGCCAAGCCAGCTTCAGAAACGCCACGCTCACCTGCTTTTCTTTTTTCATTCTCCAATGTCCTGTTATAGGGACTATTGGCAATCTCCAAAGCGGCGGGCTGTATCCACTCAAGAATGGCAGACCCTTCACCAACAGCACCAGAAGCAATCCTTTCAGCCCAAGAAGCCAACTCAGGATTTCCATTGGTGAGTTCTTCAATAGTGACAGTCAAGTCATCATCTGTGCTTAGAGCAGTCCAGTCAAGTTGTTGACCTGTGTACTGATTCTCTAGTTGCATCAACCTTTGAGCCTGAGACAAAATGGCGTTATTTCTATCTGCCTGACTGAAGGTAGGATCATTCCACTGTGCTTGTCGTGCAGTTTGTTGCTGGTAATAATCTGTCATTACCATATTCATTTCAAAAGAACTGAAATCAAAGTTATTCTCATCGTCTAGGAAGCTCTGACCAGACCATGCCTGATTGTAGATTTCCATAACTTCAGAATTTTGGACTGCGAGTGTTCCTGCCAAGCCAGACGTTACTATGTCATTGGCATACTGCAATGCGAAGGTGCCAGCCTCTGCAGGAGTCATCTCATTTGGTGCAAGTATGACACCACCAGCCATAAATTCAGTGAACTCATCTCTAGTCATAGTATCAGCAGAGTTTGTAGCGGAGGCTTTCCCAGTCTTGACGACTATCTGTTGAATAGCTCCACCTGTATCAATTTCAAAAATGATGAAATTTGTACCAGAGTTTAGGGGTCCTACTCTACCTGCGATATGGGCAGGTGCAGGGTCTCTAACCCAGACGTTCCTCTCTGATAGTATTTCACCTATCACAACAACCTCCTCATAGCCTCATTCAATTTCGTCCTATTCTCTTGCACCTTTGGTGCATTAGTCTTGTAAGCCTCTTCTCTAACAACATCAAGATCTCCAGCTTTCATTCCAGCCATAGCTATTTCAGGATTCATCAAAGCGTAATTAGATCCAAGAACACTGCTTGCATAGTTGTGGTACGTTGAGGCATACTCCTCTTCAGTTAAATGACTAGGCATATTCCCGAACGTACCCTTGTATAAATCTGTGTCCTGTAAAAAAGACCTAGCAGAAAGACTGGATGTAGGTGCTTTTTCCAACAACGAGCCTGACTGTTTTTTCAGAGGATTAAACTTGTCTTGCTGATCCCTGTATTGCTCCAACTGTCCAGTGAAATACTTTTGGAAATTTGCCAAATCCTCATCAGAGGGAGCAGCAGAGAACCAAGTCTTGTAAAGACTGGTTAGTTCACTGTCTAGCTGTGCAGGATCAAGAGCCTCTAAACCCGGTTTGGCGGCATCTGAATCAGCTAAATTATCGACCCATGCAAGAACCTCTCGGTCATACTCCATCTCAGAAGTCGGGTTATTAACCCACGATTTGAAAGGTGTAAGAAGAGCATCCTTCTGTTTTTTCTCTGCTGTAGTTAATGAATTAGGAGCATTGAAAATTTTGTTTGCTAAAAAAGGATTAACAGAAGCAATATAAGCCATAAGTTCATCATCGTTATATTTCAACAAATTACTTTTAACATCTTCGGCTGCATTACCAAGACTGGTTTTACGGCTACCAACATCGAGAGTCTCATCAAAAGTCTCTTTTGTCACCATCATCAAAAGCTCCCAAGGTACACCTTCAGCAGAACCAACCCTCATGGCGTTTGTAACATCTTGTTCTTTTGCTGAAAAGATTGACACTGCTGTGTCAACTTCTGATTGCTTCACGACTATGCTCTTGCCATTACTCGACCTGATTGTATAAGAACCTTCTACACTGTCTGGGAAAACTGTCCCAAACATTGCTTCCACACTGCCTACGGTGAGACCAGCGTATGAATCAGGGTCATCAATCATCTCTGCAACAATGGCTATATCATCAGCGGATTGAGGTTTACTCAACTGAGCTAATAAGTCATCTAAACCTTCAGCTTTGAGATATTCTTTTACGCCATCTACGACACGAGCCCTTGCGTCAGGATCTCGCCAAGTAAATCCACTACCAGATGAATTGGGTACGATCAAGCCTATTTGTTGTAGGTGGTTCGTCCACACAGTAGGGATAGTCTCATCCACAACCTGTGCTTTGCTACCCCCTTCGGCTGACCTAGTTTTTCCTCCTCCTTCTAGTTCATCTTGATTTTTTTGCTCAACACGGTCTCTTAGATCTACTCGGATATTTTCCAATGGATCGGAAGAGGTGCCGGTTTTTTGGTGCTGATCCCAGTAACTCCCTAGCTCTACTGTGTCGCTCAGTATTTCGTTAAGGATCTCTTCTATTGCAAGTTCCGTATTAGCGTCATCATACGGTTCACCAGTATCATCCGTAAAGGTCATTTCATTACGAAGAATGTCCTTTATTGCGGCTTGTATCTCTGCTTCTGTCATACCAACTCTGTTTCTATTGGACCCCACTTGGATCTAAGTAATGATCTCCACTTTAATTTAATGTAGTTGTCATCTTTCGCCCAAGAAGTGGCTTTCTTTAACATGTAATAAATCTCATCAACAGGCACATATTCGATCCCTCCATACCTTTTCTCAAGCATGTCGCCGTACTTCAATAGATAGCCAACCTTCTCATCACGAGTTACAGGCGTAGCTGTAGCTCCATTTTCCTCTACGAACGCATCGTGGACTCTTTTAAGTCCTGCTATCTCCTGTTGTTTCATAACACTATTAGAAATGACATCTGCATAAGCCTCAGCATAAGCAGGGAAATCTTCCCTGATTTGAGCTTCTTCTTCCTTTAGATAAGTGTTCCAACCACTGGCTGCTTTCTTACGAATATCTTCGATGCCACCTGTGAAACCTTCCCTTTTCATCATCCTGTCCACTCTGGCACGAAGTTCTGATCTTGCTTCAAAACCTGCTTGAACTTCAGCAGTGGTTGTCATGTGGGTTCCCCATGGGTCAAGTACACGACCCTGCTCTTTTACTTGTTGTAACATGTGAGTTATGTCATTAAACACAGGAGCTAGACGCTTATAGGTTGACTCTAAGGCAACCATGTCTTTGTCGTCCCTAATGTCATGCCCTTGAGGTAGGAACACATTGAAAATAGGATCAATGTCTAAATTCGCTGCACTGCCACCTATAAAGTTGATAAACGGACGGTTAGCACCACCGAACTCACCCATAGTTGCACCAAAGGCAAAAGGATTCAACCTGTAGAGTTTGGTCATTATTGGCAGGTGTTCTGCCCACATATCATTTAGGTCGTATTCTTCGTTGAGTGTCTCGTAGGCTTTCACAGCATCGTGAAGCATCGCTGCCCTAGACCAGTCCTGAGCTAGGAACTTGGCTGCATGGGAGAAGATTTTCTTAGTGAAAGAGAAGGGGAAGAACACGGCATTTATGTTCATTTCCATTCCAGAACGAGGTTGCACACCATAGGTGAAAGCCTTACGAGCAATATCGTAAGCCTTCTCAGGTTCAATACCATGTAAACGAGTTAAATCCGCATACATGGAAGCCATCCATTCTTGAGTATTAAAACCTAAAATACCTATCTGACGGAAACGAGCAGTACCAGCTTCAAGAGCTTCGTAATCGAAATCGTGACGGCGTTTACCAATGGCTGAAAATTCATTAACTACAGTGTCCCACTGGGAATCAACTACTTCCGATGCTCTCTTGGTGGTTGAATCCCACTTGTCAGGATCTAAATTCCTAGCTTTCATTTGTTCAGCGGTTAAATACTCCGCTGGTTCTGTCGATCTAAGGTTAGGGTTATGGAAAACCTGTATTCGTTTTTCCTTACCACCTCTACGACTACCAGTGAGTTCTTTCAACTTGTCTTTCTTCCATCTGCTGGGAGAGATGTTGAACCTTAAACCACCACGAGCAACCACCTCTTCAGGTAGGTCACCTATTTGGCTCAAAACCATTCCTTCTGTATACCTTGAAGCATCAAAGATAGGCGACAAGGAGAACCTGAAATAGTCTCTTGCAGTGGCAGCGGAATCAGCTATATATGCCCAATGTTTGTATTTAGCTGAGTCGTCAACCTTTTGAATCATAGGCTTAATCCACCTGCCGACTTCATCGGCATTTCCACCAGTTTTCCTAAGAAGCCATCTCATCATTTTTCCAGATAGCATTCTTCCACCTAAAGTGGCACCTACCGCTACGGCAAAGTTCTGAAATGTCGAACGGTCTACATCTTTATTGATCTCATCATGTCTCCATTTAACCGGAAAAGCAACTGCGAGAGTGCCTACTCCTCTGCCAAGCGTTCTAGGTACTGCCTTAACTGATCGCTTTATAACACCCATCTGTTGCCAGCCTTCAACAGGAACAGTACCAAACGTCCTTAAGACACCTGTCAACTGGTTATTTGACTGAATCCTGTCAAACATGTTAGTGAACCTGCCTCGTATCTGAGGACCAACAACACGAGACTCTTTTAAGGCATTAAAGATTCTGCCCATCTCTTTATCTGTATAACCCAAATCACTCAGCTTTTCCCTTGTCTGTCTCCAGATACTGGGACTCCTAACCAAATCTGCTGGTGCCGCTGGAGTGAAAGAAGATTGAACATTTGTGTTCATTCTTCTTATAGAGAGTCTTGCCATGTTTCGTTTTCCATGCTGAAGTGTTATCAGGTCATTGGCAATTTCGTGAACAACATCTTGCAGGTGGTCCATCAATCTGTTCAAATCTGCACTCGCTATGCCATCAGCACTTTTCTGGTAATTTTTACCACCATCAGTTACGTCATACAAAGCTCTCTGTAAAGCGTTCTTATAGGCAGTTCTGTACATGGCGGTGGCTGCATCGGGTTGCCATCTGTTAGTTGACCTGTACAAACCACGAGCAGATTTAATTGCACCTGCCTCTATTTTGCGAGCAACACCGGCAAGTCCAACGGTTCCTAGTGAGTTGGTATACTTTGCTTTATTAACAATGTCCTGAAACTCCACTGAAAGTTCCATCAGATCTTTAGGGGCTGCGAACTCTACGCCATGAACAAGTTTGTAACCAGCTTGTTCTAATTTGGCTACTAAAGCAGGAGGGATAGTGTCTACGTCAACTTCGGTAGCTGTGTAGGCAACTTGTCTCACCAAGGCTTTTACCTTCATGTCTAAAGGTAAAGAAGAATGAATCCCATGAACATTAGACCAATGTGATGACCTGTTGATCTCTGTGAGTCTTGTTTGAGCATGTTTGGCTATTTCATCAAACCCAAAGATGTCATTCTTTTTAGCATAATTGAATAATCTGCGATACCTTCTTGCCTGATTCGCTGTAGCACCTAGATCTGTTAAGGCGGCTTCGAGTTGCTTGAGATTCACATTCTCTAAAACGGTCAGTCTGTTAGAAGCGGTTCCACCTAATTTTGCCTCCAGCTTAGAAAGAAACCTTGTTTCTTCTGGTAAAGCTCTAAGCCTGCGAGTGGTATCCCTTATGAGGTTTAGTCGTTTTATGACCGCTATCTCAACACGCTTGGTTTGTGCTGTAGGCGTAGTGGTTCTTGCAACTGTAAACCTGCCGTTGGGATTGAAAGGCTTATTGAAAACATCGAAATAACCCTTCTGAGCAAAATCAAGAAATTCTTGATCGTCTAAAACATCATTGATGCTAGTGGTGAAAACTGTATCAGGGTCTGGTCTGCCATAAATCTGATGAGGACTTGATTTCGGTCCTTTCAAGCTGGCACTCTGACTCTTTAGAGGCATCCCTGTTTCTGGATTGACAGGTATTTTAGCTGTTGCTTCATCTAAACCACCAGCTAGATAGATTGACCCTACCTCATCCATATTGTCAACGAAGTCATCCCACCTACCCATAGTTTCCAAATGGATAGCTATGGACTCGGATAGCTTGCCCGGCTCGGTCAGGTAACGTGCTAAAAGGTCTTGAAAAGCACCTTCTCTTTTACCATTATGAACACTGATAAGCCTTCTAAGAGCTTCCTGCCGTCTAGTGTTACCAACAAGACTGTCAGTTATTTCTTCTACTAGCTTGGAAGCCTGTTTAGCGTTCTTCGCTCTCGACCAAGCCATGACATGAATGATGCCCTCAAGGTCATCTTCATCTATGTATCTAAGTTGATTGATTATATTATTACGAGCTATATGAAAACTGTGATCGAACCTTAAAGCATTTTCTGAAAAAAGCTCACCTGTTTTTGTGGCTTTACCTAATGCCGCTGCATGGTCGTCAATCGCTGAAATGGTCGCTATCCAAGTCGTGAAAGCGCCCATCTTCTGTAAATCGCCATCGGCATATTCATTGGCTAAAGCCTGAGAGACACCATGTTTTTTAACTTCTTTCTTCCATTCCTTTAATCTGTTTAGCCTCATTTGCTTTACTTGCTCTCCAGAAAGACCTGCCTCAAGAGCCTCTTGACCTAAACCTTGGCTTATCTGGAACTCGTGTGCTTTTCTAAACTCATCAGAATAGAAGGCGTTCTTGCCTACCTTTTCAAACTTATTGACCCACCCGAAAGGTTTTTTAATCTGCCCCGGCTGAAGGATAGCTGTAGGGGTGAATAATGCTTCACCCATTCCCCAGACGAGTGGGTTGCGCCTCATCTCCTCTGTGAAATTCATTACAGTTTCCTGACCCGGCAACAACTCAGGGTTGTAGCCGAAAGCCTGTTCCACCCTATTGACAAAACCTAGTTGCATACCTTTCTGAACAGACTTCTTGGCGACCATTACCCCACGAAGGTTTCTCCAACCTGTCATGGATTCACCGACAGTCTTGCGGACATTTCCAATGTTCTTGCCTCGTGCAGCCAATTCCGCTGCACGATCCACACCGGGGAATATCCTTCCAGCTATTAGTCCACCTTGCGACATTTTAGTTATATCAGTAGCAATGTCACTTGACACTCCTGCCACACGACCTGCACGAGTACCAGCAATATAGTTTCTTACACGGTTTGCCTTTACAGCCCCATGAGCTAAATTGAAACCATTAACACCTTTAGTCGCTAACATCGTAGCTCTTGAGAAAGCCACCACTTCTCCAACACCTGTAAACAGCAAAGCTGTATTGATGACAGGCATTAAAAGATCATCAACTGGACCCAACACTCTCCACATGTCTTTAGTGAACTTAATAGGGTTGAAATAGGAGCCCCAGCTTTCACCATCTTCTTTTACAAAAGCATCCTTAATACCCTTGAAGGCATCGCCTCGTTTCCACTTTTCCCATTCTTTATCTATCTGTTCAGCGTCCCACCAGAAACCCATACCTACGGCAGCGGACATTAAACCTGTAGGTGACAGCCAATCGTCAAAGGTTTGGAAAAGTTGTCCCATTGAAGCGCCCGGTGCGGCACTATTGCCTTTCATGCGTCTATTGAAATCATCTTGAGACATCTGATAGGCAATACGGTTGTAAGCAGGATCCCACCTGTTATCCATCTCCACATCATTCTGGTTGAGATACCCCATTCTGACGGCTCGCTTTTTCCAATCAATAACAGCTTGAGAGCCTGTAAGGTCAGTCGGAGCTTTCAAATTGGCGGTAGCTCTGGAGAACATTCTTATTTTCTGTTCAGTACTGTAACCACTGTCTTTGTCTATTTTTGGTGGAGGTGTAGGAGTAGGTATTGGTGCTTGGGCTACCTCATAAGACATATTAGTGGTACTTAAAGGCATGGTAAGATCCTGAGACAGTCCACCTAAAAACTCAACAGTCGCATTAGGTGTCATGCCAGAATTGGCAGCCAAGTCCAGCTTCACCATGTCAGGTAAAGCAGGCATGGAACCAGTTGCCTCAAAGTTTCTGATAGCTCTTAAATTCAGGTCAATATCTCGTATCTCGGTCATGTTTGTTCCGTAAGTGTTCGTTTTCTTGTATTCGTTCTTCCCATGAAGTGGTTGTAATCATCTACTATGAAAGGGTCCACTCCGGGTGATGAAGGAGGCAATCTGACTCCATCTCTTACCTCATATATCCCTTCTCGTGGTGGAAGAGATGGATCCTCAACCCATTCAAAAGGTATTTCAGCACCTTTTCTGGTTAATGTAATGATCCTTCCCAGATTTTGGTCTTGCTTTGCAATGGCTCGTAAGCGTGTAACAGCTTCTTGCCCTCCTGTCACATCTGCCCCTGTTCCTGTAAAAGCAAGTAATGGTACACCTTGACCTTCAGGTGGGATGTATAAATATACTCGTGTAGGTGCTATGGAACGAAATTCGGCTGGTGTATCTGGGGCAGGCGTGTACCTCACATCAAAAAGATCTTTGTGAGCGCCATCTAAAAAATCTCCACCTTCAGGGTTTAAGACTTTGGCAACCCCTTGCCACCAAACCTCGTTGTTTATTTTTGAAAAACCTGTAGAACCTTTACCAGCTTGATGAACTTTTGTTTCAGAATCACCAAAATACTGGTACATGCCATCTTCAGCGACATAGGCAACTTCTGTATTAGGACTATTCACATCCCCATCTCTCGACATGTGGATCAGCTTTGATGCCGCCTCATCTTCAAAATGATGTTCAAAAACTGCTTTAGTTCCTATAGGAGCTTCGTCTGGACCGTAGGTGTAAGCAGAAATATCTAAAATCTCTTCATTGTAAATGCCATCTATACGCCTACCCTTGTCAGCACCTGTCATATAACCAGCCTCTTGAGAGAGTGCTTTATTACTCCAGTATTTCTTGTCTAGAACAATCGCTCTTTGATCTATGAAGTCACCTGCATAACTTTGACCGTGACGGAGTGCCTTCCATGCTTTAGCTTCATTCTCTGGTGAGAAAACCAGCCAAGCGTTTTGACCGACAGTTTCTGAGTGCATAGCACCTCTGGCTGCCTCAGAATACATCTGACCGTGCTTAAGGTAGGCAACATACTCTCCATGTCTAGTGAAAGAGTTGCCTAAAGCTGAGTGACCGAAATAATCATGGACAAATCTAAACTTGTCATTCTGTGCATTAGTTAAAAGAGGATGTCCACCAGTGGATTCTGTTGACAGAACCTTAAGTCTTTTATTGTCACGAATATCTGCAGCCATTTCCATCGGAGAGGCATACGGATTTGTGTCAACAACTTCCATTCGGACTCCTGCCTGTTCAGTTATCCATTGAAACTGAGCATCAGTTTCAATAATGAAATTGGAATATTGTGATGCTGTCTCTGCTTCAATTTTTTTGGTCTTACGTTTAGTGGCATATTCTCTAGCTATTTTGACCATTGTTTTACGATCAGAGACTGCAAATTTTGGATCTATTGGGCGACCTAATAATTCTGGAACGGAAGTCCCTACGCCTGCATCTATGAACTCTAGTTCTCGTTTAATTCCACGAGGTATAATTTTAAGACCATACTCTCTGGCATAGTGACGGACGTATTCGCTGGCAAC